CAAGTCGGCCTGTTTAGATGGGTTTGTCAACCCTAAAGTAAAGTTACCTAATTCATCTTCGAACCCTAACAAGAATAAATGTATAATTGCTATTTTATTAAGTTCCGCAATCATGGATTTTTGTATTCTGTTAATTGTACGAGCAAAACGAATATCTAACAAAGACAAATTCTTACCGTCACCCACAACTTCTTCAAAACCTAAAAACGCTTTAGGAATTCTTAATGCGGTTAATAATTTTTTCTGAATGTATTCAATATCAGCAATTTCTGCCAAGTTCTGCGCTCCTGGCAAAGTATCGATTGGACTTGGTGCTGCAGGGTCACGTACAGGTACTAAATAATCTTGGTCAACCGCCATTTGGTTAAATCTCATGTCTACGTTACCTGTTTTTGAATCGGTAACTTGGTCTCTTTTAAAGTTGTTTGCAAATTTTTGAACATATGGTTGAACGTCTTTGTCATCCATGTTACCAACGTAAACCTTAAATACACGTCTTTCAGGCGCTCTTGATGTTCTGTAAATTAACATTGCGTCCTCAGCCAATACTAACTGTTTCCATGTTCTTCTTCCTTTCTCCAACATAGATGTTCCGTAAGGTAATCTTCTATCGTCACCCAATAATCTAAAGTGTGCAACTTCCCAAGACTGGTATTCCATTTGTTTGTTTTTCCAAGCAAATTTTAATGCTTTTTGTTCGTTCTCTGCGGTTGCTACTGTCTGTGGAGTCATACCTCTTTCAATACGCTCCATTTCAATATTAGGTAGTTGGAAACAACCCACAATTCCTTTTTCAGGGTCCAATTTCAAGAACACAAAATTATCACCATACTTACATGTGTTTCTTGTCCACATAGGTAAGTTGGTGTTAATGTCCATTACATTGTTAAACAAATCGGTTAATATTGATTTTATTCTTTTTGATTCAGAATAAATCTGTAACATGTAACCATCTTCATCTACTGTGGTAGATTCTTCGGCGTACGCATCTAACGCTGCGGAAATTTCAGGAGTATATTCCATACTTTCGTAGTCATAAAACGCAGAAAGTCTTGTTGGTTCGTAATATACGGCTTGTTGATACAGATTGTTTTCAATCTTAGCCCACTGATTAGATAGAAATGCGGTTTGTTGCGCCTGTAATTTTTCTAATTCATATTGGGCCCTATCTGTAGTTCTAAGTAATTCTTTTTTATCGTATTTGTATACTGGTGAATCTTGACCAAGAAGTGAATCAGGACCAAATGTCTGACTAAGCCTTTGCCATATAGTTAAATTATCGCTCATATCTTTAAATATAATTTGATATTGATTTATTTAAACCCCATTCCTCCGAAGACCCATCTATAATCTTGATAATCTTGTCTTGTAGGTTGATTTCTAAAAACATTTCTGTTATCATCATTAGCAAAGACAGGCATATTTGGATTAAATTCTGTTATCGCGGAATTATCATGTTTGTTTACCGTCCAAGATTCTAGCATAACTTTTGTTAAATCATCCACTTTTTTTAATTGGGCAAATGACATTTCACTTACATAAATTGCCATTGCCAAACTCATTAACAAGTCATCGTGTTGACCTTTCATGTGGTCGGGTCTTCCATTTATATAAACAAACGTGTTCATTTCGTTCAATAATCTTAATGAATAGATTTTAAAACCGTGTCTAATTCCTTCTTCAAACGAACTGATAATTTGAACACGTTTAGAGTTAAAGTTAATACCGGGAATTTTGTCTGCGGTCTTTGGGTCATATTTCCATTTATTACCCATTTCAACGCCATCAACATATAAATCCCTATATCCAAGTTCTTGTAGTTTTCTTGATGTGGCAACCCCCATACCACCGGTAATATCGACTACAATATACGCCGAATACATAGTAGCCCATTTGTAGGCAATTTCAGCCAACATATCAGGAGGTGTTTTTCCAACATACTCCAATACTTGTTCTCTTTCATCAAAATCAATAATCTGTATGGACGAAAAGTCTTCAGAGTCGCCACGAGATACGTCGACACCCATAACATATTTGTGACCGATAATAGGTTCTTTCCAAATCCACAAACTATTTGCCATCATTTTTGATGACGGTTCTTTTATCATAGTTTCGGAAATTTTGTGAAGCAAATTAGAATCAAATACGTTATCACCTGAACCCAAAAAATTACATTCTAATTCCTGTGATATTTTTCTTTTGTCAAATTTAAGTTTTTTAACCATGGATTCGAACCAAGCCGAACATGGTTTGTACCCTTGGGAAATTAACTCTTGAACCTTTTCAATATCCCTTTCAAATGGATTACCACTTAAATCTAGTATTTCTGTATTTGGAAAATTGTTTCTATCTAATAAATAATCCACCAAACTTTCTGTTTTTACCATGTATAAATCCCTTGTATATCTTGGGTCACGGTACCAATACATATCGGATACCTTAAATTCATTTACACCTTTTGCCGCTTGTTCATAAATACTGTAATAAATTGGGTCATATCCGTTTGGGGTTGAAATTACAATCACTTTACCACCTGTGGAAAGTGACGCCATACAAGCCGCCCAAAAATCATCATCGGCATCAATATATGCCGCCTCGTCAAATATAAGTATGGTTGGGGTATAACCACGAAGTGCGTCTTTTGATGTTGCCACCGCTTTTACTTCACACTTGTTTGTTAATTTAAAATGTCTTGCGGCGTTCTTTTCAGGAGAAAACCCAACATTTAACCACTTGGGCCACTGTTCTGTAAACTCCCTAACCTTGTTTGCCATTTCAACTGCGGTGTCAAGTTTGTTGGCAATAATCAATATTTTTTCAGGTTGTTGTAAATTAGCAAAAACTAATTTTTTAGATACCCAAGCGGCGGTTACGGTAGATACACCAGCCTGACGATACTTTAACGCAATGTTTTCATTGTATTTATCATAATCTTCGATTAATCTTTGTTGGTCAGGAAATAGTTCCAACGGAACGTATTTTGATTGTGTATTGTCGTAAGTTTGTAAATACGTTTTAAGTGCGTAATGTGTACTTTTAATACATCTCGCCTTTTCTAAAAGTAACTGTTCTTTAGTTATTGCCATAAAAAAACCCTATACCAATAAATATAGGGTTTTTCTTATTATTTGGAGATGTCTATTCCAAGACCTTTTAACATATCATCCAAGTCGTCAAATCCTTCATCATCAGGACCTATTGGTGGTGTCTCATTGTCTTCGTCACCATAATAGTCATCGTCTTCGTCACCACCACTTAAATAAGTTTCACGTGCTTTTTTAGCGTCCCTTAAAACATATTCAAACTCTCTTTTCGCTTTATCGTTATCTCTTGGGTTATCGGATAAAACATTTTTAACTAAATCCAAAAATTCTTGTGCGGGTTTTTTGTAAAAATACATTTTGAACCAGTTCATTAAATCTCCCGCATCCTCATCATATAACTCATTTGGTAACAGACCCCTTAGTTTCTCAACCATTTTTGGACCTAATCTTAATTGGTCAGGTTCCGCCATCATGGTATCGGTTTGACCCATAACATCCGCCGCTAATATAGGATTTTCAGGTAAACCAAATCTACCCAAAGCCGATTCAACCGCCTTACCTAATTCATGAACCATAATTACAAATGTTGTTGCTCTTACGGTTAATTTAACGCCGGGTTTTGGACACCAATTTGTATCATCATCTTCTGGGTTTATATTTGACGTTACTTGTTCTGTTTTACACAAATATTCCGCTCCGTCAAATTGAACAATGTCTCTTTTGTTATATGTTTGACCGGCTCTCCATTCAGGATATCCTTCTTCTTCATCGTAATTTGCTTCGGAAGAACCGCCAGCACCTTCACCTGAACCTGACATTTGTTGTATCATATCATCCATGGTCCAATACAACAAATCATTTATTGCCATAATTCTTGTATATGCCGGTTGTAATTCAGGGCTAATTGCATTTAGTGCCGCGGCAACTTCGGGGTCTAAAATAATCCAATGGAATTTTTTTGCCGAGCCTTGAATTAACGCATTTATAATTTGCCTTTTATGTTTTTCCAACTCAAACTCTTCGTCTGTTCTTTCTACTTCAGGAGTTTCGAAAGACGGAAAATCGAAATTAGGTTCACTTGGTTCTTCTTCTTCATCTTCTTCGGGTTCGGGTTGTTGTCTTCTTGGTTCAGGTCTTGTTCTAAATGTTGATGAAGGAATTCCATACAATTCAACAAAATTAACATCAAACAAATAAGAACAATCAGTTATCTTATATTCTTTTTGAATAATATCAATTGCGTAATTAACTAATTGTTGTGCGGTTTGTGTATTTGATGTTTCTAAGTTAATAACCGCTTGAACGTCTCTCATTAATTGCATGGCCAACATGTTAATCACCGCACTTGATGATAGGTCGTTTCTGCCTGTAAACCTACGGGCCATCTGAATAACTTCGGCAAATCTTTGACTTGCGTTTTTTTCAAGGTAAGAAGTGTCCCCACCTGTTTGAGGAATTGCGGGATTACCTTGGAAAATAGTTTCTCCGCTAGCCAATCTTCTTTGGATTCCTCTTGCGGGTCTTTCGGGCATATCCCCAAAATCCATAGGCGCTTCAGTTCTTAATTTTTTTGCCATTTTATTACTTACCCAATAATTGATTTAATGCCTGAATAAACATTGACTTATAGTCTTCTGCTCTTGGTTTTTCTTTTGGTGTTTCTTTTGGTGGTTGGTAGGGATTTGGTGTTGTCTTTGGTCTTGTTCCTGGTTTAATTTTAGGAGGTGCTGTTTTTGGTTTTGTTGCGGGTTCCGCCATTACTGTCTCCATAGTATTTGATTTTTTAGAAGAATACATTTTTCCAATTGGTTTGTCCAATTTTTTGAAACTAACCATTTGCATGTTTTCTTTAACCATTTTTATCAAATCATTTTTAGTCATACCAGGAAGGATATTTGATTGTACCATGTTCATCACTTTTGATTCCAACAAAGATACGTAAGGGTCTTTTCCTTCTTTCAACGATTGCTTAACATCTTTTACACATCTTTCGTATTTGTTTTTTTGTTTTGCCGACCACTGGCTTCTTTCAGTGGTTTTAAACTCTTTACCCATTTGTGATGTACAGATTGCCCAAGCATTATATTTGGATTTTTTCTTACCTTCGGTGAACTCACCCGTACCGTCGTCATAATTACCAAACCCGTCATCAGATGCGGGACCTACTTGTTTTGCATCTTGACTTCTAGCTCCTTTTTCAAAGTCCATTGGGTCTTCTTCGGTTTCTTTCATTTCTTCTTCATAAGTCATGTAAGGTATTCTTTCCGCTTGAGCGTCTTTTTCAGCTTGTGAACCGGCAGGCACTTTTAGAGTTCCCTTAGTTTGGGGTTGTTCACTCAAATATCTGTTGTGTAAAGTATTTAACTGACTGTCAGTTAAATTTATTAGGAAATTTGACGGTAATCCGTTTTCCATTAAAAATTTTATTTTATTAGCTCTCATAGATTTCTTCTTTTTCAAAATGTATTAACAAATCTCTTTCGTACAACTTGTCTTTTATGGTATCTTCCGAATCGCCAAACTTAAAAACTAATCTTTTTTCGTTTTCACATGATTCATCAGTTTCCCAGGCTAATGCAATTACATCTTCCATTGCATCTGTAACCGCAAAATAATCGGAGTTTTGAATTAACTCTAAGGTTATTTCGGTATTTTTAAGAACGCCAACTTTTTTTATATAATTAAGTTCGGGGGGAAGAGGAGCTCCGTGTGCCGGTTTTCTATCCCATCCTTCCCCCCAAACATCAAATTCTTCACTAAATATGAACTCATACATATTATCACCTTTGTAATTAGGTCCTAAACCATTTACATAGATTAGATGACTCATAGAATTTCGCCTCTTGGTGTGATTTTGATTTGAGTTCCCTCGTGTTCAAAAATTAAATTATCTTTATTGGTTTTACCAACTAATGTAAATTCAGAATTTTCTT